ATATATATATAGGATGGGATAGCAGAGAAATAGCAGCATATGAAGTATGCAGATACTCTATACTTAGACATAATAAACAGAAAAATACTATAATTTATCCACTAAAACAACATGACTTACGAGAATCTGGATTATATTCTAGGAAACCAGACGCTTTAGCATCAACAGAATTTTCTTTGACTAGATTTTTAGTACCATTTTTATCAAACTATATCGGTTTTTCTGTTTTTATGGATTGTGATTTTTTAATCACAGATAATATCAATAAATTATTTGAAAATATAGATATAACAAAAGCAGTAAGTGTTGTTAAGCACGATTATACTCCACAAAATACTAAAAAAATGGATGGACAAACTCAATATATATATCCAAAAAAAAATTGGTCTTCATTAATGGTATTCAATAATGCCCATCCATCTAATAAAACACTAAACTTAAATTTAGTAAACAAAGAGACACCACAATATTTGCATAGATTATCCTGGTTAAATGATAATGAAATTGGTGAAATTAATCATGAGTGGAATTATTTGGTCGGGTGGTATAACGATATAGATAATCCTAAAGGAATACATTATACTGAAGGTGGGCCATGGTTTGATAATTGTCGTAATTGTGATTTTAGTAAAGACTGGTTCTTAGAATACTATCTATACAAGACATCTCAGGTTGTTTCGTAATCAAAAGTGGATTTTTTTGTAGCTATTGACAAACAGCGTCTAGTCCGATACAATACCTAGACACAGGAGATAAAAAAGATATGACCCACGATTTTGATTATGTTTGGGCTATGGTGCGTGATCTTAGGGCTACTAGTAGCACTATTGATAAGCAAGGTATTGTTGAGGATTATTGCAACCATAATTCCGAGGCTGCAAATTTTACTAAAAATATTCTTCTCTATACTTATCATCCGTTGTGGCAGTACAATGTTACTAGCGATAATCTGAAGAAGAAATCACACCTTAGAGGTAGAGATTTTGGAAGCATTTATTTTCTGCTTAACGCTTTGAAAGATCGTCAAATCACAGGTCACGATGCTATTGGTGCGGTTAATACATTTATTGACAATTATCCAGAATACGAAGAACTAATTCACTGCATTATCGACAAAGATTTGAAAACCCGTGCTGGTGACAAGATTATTAATAAAGCTATTCCAGATCACATTCCCGAATTTAGTGTTGCTCTTGCAGATAAATATGAGCCTAAACTTGTAGATTGGAAGGATGGATGGTATGTTAGTAGAAAAATTGATGGTGCTAGATGTATTTGTATTGTTGATGATAATGGGGACGCTGCTTTTTATTCCCGCACAGGAAAGAGTTTTGAAACTCTTGGTGTTGTTAGCGATGGGATTAAGGCTTTGGGCGTTACTAATGTAGTATTTGATGGTGAGCTTTGTCTTGTAGACGATGAAGGGAATGAAGATTTTCAGGGCATTATGAAACAATTGAAAAAGAAGGATCATACTATTCCTAATCCATCTTACAAAATTTTTGATATGATTTCTCACGATGAGTTTTATAGCAAGAAGGGGCAACGGAATAAACCGTATTCTATTCGCTACAATAATTTGCGAGAAGTTATGAGAGAGAATACCTGTACTTGTCTTAGTGTACTTGGTCAGGAACTCATCAAAGATGATGATCATTTTCAAGAGTGGACAAAACGAGCAAATGATTATGGGTATGAGGGGCTAATGCTTAGAGCAGACGAACCATATAAAGGTAAACGGAGTAAAGACCTCTTGAAAGTTAAGAAATTTTTTGATGACGAATATGTTGTTGTTGATACTGAATTTGGGCCATTTCGATATGTCAAAGATAGTGCAGAATGTGAGGAGACTATGCTTTCTGCTGTGACTATCGAACATAAAAATCATCCTGTTAGAGTTGGTAGCGGTTTTACTATTGAACAACGTCAGGAATTTTATCAGAATCCAGATAAGATTCTTGGACAAATTATAACTGTACAGTATTTCTCAGAGAGTGAGAACCAAGATGGTGGAATCAGTTTGAGATTTCCAACTTTCAAATATCTTCATGGATTTAATAGAAGTATATGAAAAAATGGACTGTGATTTATACTGATCATAAAAACGAATTTATTCATTATGAGCATATAAAAAAATATAATCCAAATGCAAAAACATTTTTAGTAGATATTTCTAATAATTTTAGGCCGCATGTAGCCTGGGCAAATAGCGACATATTTATTAGAGAATGGTTTAAAAATAATTTATCTAAAATAGATTCTAATTCTAACATAGCATTATTGGAATGGGATGTTTTAGTGACAAAACCTTTACCAAATATAAATTTTTTTGGATTATTAGGCAAAGATATATTATTTCCTAATGAAAACAAAAATTGGCCTCATTGGAAACAAAATAGATTCTTAGATAAATATGAAAAATATGCAGCCGGAATAGTACCGTTTGGTTTTATCTTAATGGATTATAACACACTAATTGCTTGGCTAGATGAAAGATTCGATTTTTTGTACAAAAAAAATATTCAAAATGAACTTAGATTAGGGACTATACTGAATAGTCAAAATATTACAATGAGCCAATGGTTTTTACCAAATGTGTCTTGGAATATTCAACCAAGCGATTTTTCTAAGCCAGATATATATCATCCAGTAAAACATAAAATTCCAATCCTTGGATCGAATCCTTAAAGAAACCCTCTTGACAAGTCGATACTACATGGTATACTTGGAGCATACCCATTGGAGAAAACCATGATTGTTGAGAATACTGTAATTCCTGTTCAGAATACTACTCTTGATAAGACTAAGGCTGATATTTTCTTCGCTACTTTACCTAAAGATAAGGTGATTTCATATAAGGAATATTGGGAGAGTGTACGTCCTCAGAATGTTGAAGATATTTTTCGCCGGTATCTGTTTGCATACATGAGCGTCCATACCACATGGAAATCAAATGTAAATGGTTATAATGCTATTAAAGATTTTAATGATTGGATTGATAACAAAGAAGTGCTTAGAGATAAGATTAAAAATAGTGGTTGTGGACTATATAACAATCGTACAAAGTTTATTTGGGATTTTAAGGACAAGTTTTGGGCGAATCCAAAAGACTTTTATCTAACAAGCAAAAAATATCATGTTAAAAAGAGAGATCTAATTGTCAATAATATTTCTGGACTAGGGACTGCAAAGGTTTCATTTGCGTTGGAACAATGTCATCCTAATGAATGTAGAGTGTTTTGTGGAGATACTCATATGTTGGAGTTGTATGGAATGAAAACTCTAACCTACCAGTCGAAAAAGGGTCTTGAGCAATACAAGAAGATGGAAAGACACTGGAGTGTTAATTGTGGCAAGTTGGGTGTTCCCCCTTATATTGCTAGATGTATTTTTTGGGATGCTAAACAAAATAAGACTGATTCTAGATATTGGTCTTATGTTTTTGAGGATTAGGTAATTTTGGTGTATACAATAAGCGAAAAGGGTATTCACCATGAACAAAAAATGTATAAAATGTAACAAAAAACAAAATATCATTAATTTTCATAATCAGAAAGCATCAAAAGACGGCAAATCTCCTTATTGCAAATCTTGTCACAAAGAATATAATACTCTAAGGAGACAAAAAAATAAAAAGAAAATTAAAAAACAACAGAAAGAATATAGATCTAAACATAGAGAGCGATTAAACGAAAATAGAAAACAGTGGGGAAAAGACAATCCAGATAAAGTTGCTATAAACGCAAAAAAGTATAGAGAAAAATACCGAGATAAGATTAATAAAAAACGACAACAAAAAAGAAAGAAAAATATTAATTTTAGACTGAGAACTATCATTAGTAATCGTATTAGAATGGCTTTGTCTAGAGGTTCAAAAAATAGCACCGCTTATGATTTAACAGGTTGTTCTTGGGAGCATCTAAAACTATATTTAGAGAGTCGTTTCACAGTTGGTATGAGTTGGGATAATTTTGGAGAGTGGCATATAGATCATATTAAGCCGTGTTGTAGTTTTGATCTTACAGATATAGAGCAGCAAAAATTATGTTTTCATTATACCAATCTACAGCCGTTATGGGCTATTGATAATCTAAAGAAGTCTGGAAAATTATTATGAGCCAAAATGGAAAAGGTGATAAGCCAAGACCTAAAGGTGTAGATTATAATACGTGGTCCAAAAATTATGACCGTATTTTTAGAAAGAAAAAAAATGAACCAACTCGCAAAAAGCAAAAGTAAAAAAATGCTATTCGGAGTTTGTGGGGGGATAGCAAACTATACTGGCGTTGATGTTTCTGTAGTTAGATTGTTGTGGTTTTTTGGTACTATTTTTACTGGTAGTCTTCTTCTTTGGTTGTATATTATATTGGCAATTATATTACCAACCGATTTGTAGGAGAATATCCATGAATCTAGACGAACTTATTCATTTACATAACAAACGACGTAAAAAATCTAGATTCTGGACATTGCCCGAATTAAAAAAAGATGCCAAACTCATGGAATATGCTCAAAGATGGGCAGTAGAAATGAGTGCTGACAATAAACTGTATCATAGCAAAATAACAGATATTATGAGACTTGGTTATAATAATGTGGCAGAAAATATAGCTGCTGGTCAAAAGGATATCGAGTCTGTTATAAATAGTTGGATGCTGAGTATGGGACATAGATCCAATATTTTGAATCGTTCTTTCACAAATATTGGCTGCGGATATGCCGTATCAAAGGATGGCACCCCGTATTGGTGCGTTTGCTTTGGCACCCCAAGCGTCAAAAAAAATTGAAGTCGGCCTATTGACAATGCCGATGAGCAGGATATGATAGGAGTACAACGCGGGTAATTGAGGTCGCGTGACCGAAACCGCCGAGTAAGTTTGGAAGTTTTTTGGAGGATGATTACTATGGCTGAAGTTACTAATGTGCAAAAGCAGAGCCGTATTCGTTGCAGCGATGAGCAGTTCCTTGAGGCTGTTTATTCGTCTAAGACCTATGCTGAAATTGCCAGCAAGACGGGTCAGAAGGTTGCTAGCACTATGGCAAGGTACGCTCGTACCAAGGCCGCTCTTGCTAAGAAGGGCATTGACCTTCCGAG